TCCAATTTAACACCTCGCCACGAACTTGTGCAAGCTCGTTTTGAATGGCGTAAAAATTAGGATCAGTTGGTTGAATCTGCACCTCGCCCATATTGATCCCATACTGTTGGGCTAATTGGGCAAAATATGCTTGTTTTTGTTGTGGTGAACCGTGGCGCAATACGTTGTCGGCCTCCATCAAGGCTTTAACCGCTTGCGGTGCTTCAATGCCAAGCCCACGAATGTTCTGCATATAAGGCTCAATGGCCTGCTGCATTTGATCGGCAAATTGGGCTTTTGACAGCAAAGGCTGAACCCCTGCTTTCATTTCTTCTTCACGTTTCCAAGCGTATTCTTTTAGCTTTGGATCAGCGGTTGTCCAGGCTTCGTGATAATCCTTCTTCCACGATGCTGGCGGTCTTTCCCAAACTGGTGGCTCTGCCGGTGGCTCAAGATTAGGTTGTTCCTGCGTCCTTACTGCCTCGACTGGTGCTTCATTCTGAACCTCATCGAACTGCTGTGACAGTAATTCTCGACGATCTGGCTGTTCAGTATTTTCCAATTGCATACCCCTTTAGGTAAATTTACGGCGTAGTTGTGAAAGAACTTGATTTGCCTGTTTATGCGTCATGTTTGCCAACTGCTGCCGCATAACTTCCCTGCGTGTGTCTTTTGGTGGTGGCAGCTTGGTTTCCATTTTTTCGTTGCCCACCTCAATGCAATTGTGTTGCCTAAGATGTTCACGATGCACCGAACGGCTCGTTATCATTGACCCGTCGATCATGGATTTGTAGGGTTGAATGTCTGGCATCACCATTGGGCCAAGACTCTCGTAATGCTCTTTTGACCCTTTTTCGACTAATTCGCCATTAACGTATATGTAAGTTTTTTTCATAACAGAGCTATAACGTCCTCATCATCCATTTCTATGTGTTCGTTGTAAATCCGGTTTACACGATCTAAATCAGCCAACATCGCATCGTAATTGATTACCGCCGGCGCTTGGGCTGTGGCCTCAATAACAAACGGTTCTGCAATTTCCTTTGCAATCCTTGGTTTACCCTCTACTATTTGCTCAAATAACGCTAAAACCTCATCTCGCCTTGCTTTTGCCTTTGCTGCTTCTGCTCTGCGGTGTTCTTCTTCCTCTTTCTTGCGTTTACCGCCATCGTGCATATCCATCTCGACGATGACAGGCACATAATCCCATGTCGCATCGTCCCATGTTCCGGTGTCCCAGTAACCGTTCATGCAAGTTCAACCCCAGAGGCTCTCCCGTCTGCGCCACGGATAATCTTCTTAGGCGCTGCAATAACAGTCATCACACCATTGATTTTATCCATTGCCATATTGTGCATATTGCTCATGTTGTCGTGCATCTGAACCATGCGGTTCATGGCTTGCGTCACATTGTCACCCAATTCTGCGGCAATCTTGGTGCTTGCAGCCTCTTGAGCCTCAAGCAATGGCAAGTCTAAGCCTGGGTTCGCCCCGATCCTAGCCACCATGATCTTGGTTGCAGACTCTAGCTCAGTTTTCCATTTCTCTAACTGTTCGGCAGCTTGCAACTTGGCTTGTTCCATTGCCTGCATATACTGTTGTTTTTGCGCCTCAAGTTGAGCATCTGCTTGCAGTTTCATTTGATGCATTTGCACATCAGCCTGTGCCTTGGCTTGGGCAACCTGAATATCGGCTTGCGCCCTCAATTGTTCAGCCTGCGCCGTGGCCTGCATCTTCATTTGCTCGTTTTGGGCTTGGGCTTGCATCTTCATTTGCTCAAACTGCTGCTCTGCCTGCATCTTCATAACTTCAGGGTTTGGCGGTGGTGGTTGCTGCGCCATCATTTGCTGTTTTTCTTGCAACTGTTGCATAGCCTGGTCAATCGTACCTTCAATTGGTGCGGCCTTTTTATATGCGCCAACGCCAAATTTGACCAATTCGATCAGCATAGGCACTAACTCTGGCGCTTGTTGACCCATTGGCAACGCTTGCGTCAAGAACCCACCCATCGCTTGTAAAAACTCAACTCGTTCACGTTTGTTTTGGTTCTCGTCGATCTGCACCAGGCTATCGGAATCCACTTGGATGCGGAACGAACGTAAAGGTTTGTCTTGAATTAGCTGCAAGGCTTGTGGGATCAGAGCCTGATCTGCCGGCTGCATACCTTGTGCGGCAGCGTACATAAGGATCGTTGTGGGCTGAAACTTAGTGCAAATGACTTGGGCTTTTAACTGGAATAACTCACTCGCAAACAGGGCAACATCTTCTTGCATCGAGCGCAAGCGCAGTCCTGCATACTGACCCTTAATCTGTTGTGCCGTAGCGGTTTCAGATGCTTGTCCTTGCCCCCGAACAATGTCGCTAATACCTGTAATTTCATAGATTTGGTTTTTGATTTCATTCATCGCTCGATAGCATTGCATGAGCGTTGCCGCCAACACATCAATTGGCAACAAGTCAATCGACCCTTTCAATCCACCCTTTTCAGAGAACGCCATCCACTTATCAACTGGGATCAATGTGTTGTTATCGCCCTCAGTCAAAAGACGCTGCAATGTGGGTTGTGATGCGTCATAAACCCCACGCACACGCAATGCCTTAACCAAACCGTCAATACGGTCAGTCAAAATGTCTAAGTCTGTTGCTTGGTCTTGATACAACACAAAGTCAGGCACAGGCACAAGCGTGTCGCTCGTCATTGTGGCGTATAAAGGTTTGGCACACGGAAAGAAGTTCTCAAGCTCTAATGGATCGTCACGTTCGTCAAGAATGTTTGGGCAACTCTTGCTGATCCAGTAAACTTTGCCGCTTTCTTTGTCCCAAATTTCGCAAATCTTAGCCCGTGTAAAATCTTTGGATTGAGTTGAATACTGTTTATTGGTTTCAGGCCCTGCATCCAACGGGATAGATTTAGCCATTTCCTCGCCAAATCGTTCAATCAGGCTGTCTTTCGTCATATACACCCAGCGCCAGACGCTAGTGACTTCTTCCCATGTACGGGCAACCGAATGACCAAAGTCCTTCCAATGCACATAGTCAGTTGGCGCACATTCGTACTCAATTTCTTCTTGTGGCTCGACTTCTTCGCCTATAGCGCCATCAAGCGTCATAGCTGTTTTGACTTGTTGACCTATACTGTCAACCTCGTCAACATCTTCGGTCACTTGCAACCCATCTTCGGGAATGTCTTGCGCCCGAACGTGCGGCTCGTAACGCACCCATGCCACGCCTCGACCACCCAAGAACCTGTCCTCAACTGCGTGTTTCATGGTCGATCTGAAATCGGTGTAATGCTCAATCTCAAAGTCCAAGGCACGTTCGATCAATTGGCTAGCAACACGGGCAACTGGGTCGTTATCCCCAAAGCGTCTAGATACATCAGCCTTTGGCAACCTGGCATATACCGCAGGGATCAGCGTCTGTACGTTAGACCACAAAATATTGAATTTAGCGGTTTCGTTTGTGTTTTGGTTACGGTTGTCATCACGATAGCGTTTAACTATCTTTTGAGTACGAGCCTCCCACTTCTTAAACTCGTTGTCGTATTGGCTGATTACATTTAGCCACTTCTGAACGCCGGTGAGTGCTTCCATCTTAATCCTCTAAATACTTGATTCTGGTCTGTTCCCACGGCCTCGGATGACCATGAAATATCACTACCTTGGCATCATTTAACCCTTTGGGCAGCACATCAGCCTTAAAGCTAACAATCCCATCTGTAATGTCTTGCCAGTACGTTACTTTGTCACGCATATGGTGTTCGATATAGCTCTGATCGCCACCCGCTGCGTACATCTGTAATGCAGCGAACTTGTTGTACAAATCAACAGGTTTCGACCAATACATCATGCTCGACTGCATCGCTTTTGGGTTGTACTGACCCCTGTAAACGTCACGCATAATCACAAAATCGTGCTGCTTTGCCGCCTCAATCATTGCCGTACAGTCACCAGTCAACACCGTGTCTAGGTCAAAGTACAACGCACTTGGTAGCCGAAATAACTCCATCTTTGCCCACCAACCAACCCAGTCATGCATCAAAGGGATGGTTTTGCACTCTAATTCCATGTCCGACAGACACACAAACTCATGCGGTGGCAGATACTTAGCGCACATCTTTTGCAACGCATAAACGTGTGCCGGCTTAAAATCACCGCCAGAGCGTAATACGCTTGCTACGATCATGCGCTAAAAATGCCAACAGCTATTACTTCTACGCCTGCACCTGTGGTCACACGCCACGGGCCTGTGCGTGAAATAGCGTTTACTTCAATGTTGTAAACGTTTGCGCCTGTTCCAGCTGACACTGGCAAAATCGTGTGTGAAAATGCACCATCTAACAAAATTACGTTACCTGTGAGAGCAGTAGACACAGTGCAAATCAAACGATGTAGGTAGTCACCAACTGCGCCTGTGCCACCTAACACTTGTGCTGTCTGACTTACCGCAACGTGTTCGTATTGATACTCATAAGGATGTTGTACGCCGCTCATAATCTTCTACTCCGGTTAGTGGTGTGGGTTGCCCACATATCATTTAAAGTTACTGTGTTCTCAGGCCCGACAATCAATGGTTTAACAACATCTGGCTGCTTGACCTTTGGCTCTAACCTCCAAGCAATCGCCAACATTCGGAACGCATCTGCTGGGTGGCTTGTCCAATCATGCCTGGGCGTTTGCCTAAACGCTTTCTTGTCCTCGTCGTATTCACGTTGATATTGCCGTAAAGCCTCTAGCCCATCATGCGTTCGTTCAGCATCAAACCAACATTGCGGCAACATCTGACGCACCGCCTGAATCCCATCTTGCACCGACAAATCAGGCACAATCGCCATATTGTTAATGCCTAGATACTCACTCAATTGCTCAATAACTGACTTACCCGCTGCTGCTAGTGTTTTAGCCCTTGCATCATGGGGTAGGTAATGTTTTGCGTATTTATACGGCTTTTCTACGACTATTTTAGCTATTTCTGCAATGTTTGCACCACTTATTGCAAAATAATCAATGATGTGGATTT